CGCTCGACCCCTTCGCGTCTCAATCTCGTCTTCGTAAGCGCCTGAAGTATTGTAGGCTTCACGAAGCAGAGCTGTTTTCTTGACCTTGCCGCCGGCTTTCTCCATTGCTTGCTTTACGATAGCATCAACTTTGCCTTGCGGCGAGTCAGGAGTGTAGCCTTTGCCAAGTTCCTCGAAAGACTTGCTTGCTGTCATGCTCTTCGCCATCAGCTTGCTTGTGCCGGTAAGACCGTCTTCCAGACCTTTGTAGACGTCTGGCGCTTTGGTCGCGACTTCGCGCAGGATGTTGGCGAGGTCCGGAATCGCAAGGTTCTCAAAATCCTTCGCCTTGTTTCCGAAGACTTCGACTTGTCTTTCTTCTTCGTATTTAGCGGCCTTCGCCATCGCCTCTTTAGCGATCTTCTCATTCTCTGCGCTCTTTTTGAGAAGCATTTCGACGTAAGGCTTCGCTTCCTTCGGGACGTTTGCCAGATCAGGCAGTTCGCTTCCGCTCTTTGCCATCCCTGTCTTTACTTCCGGAGTCTCTGCAGGTTTTTCGCCGCCAAGTAGTTGAGGCAGCGAGCCTACGACGCCCTTTAATTCGTCAGCGCCAAGTGCCAGTGAACGCACGCCGAGGCGTGTATATTCCTGGACCTGCTCACTCGTCCCTTCTTTTTCAAAGAGTTCAGTAAGCTTTGCGTCAACTGTTGCGTCCAACTCTGGAAGAGTCTCCATGAAATTGTCTTCCATGATGTTCTCCTATTTTTTAATTCAATGGGCAGTCTGCGCCTTCACAGGTCGCTACTATCGTGTGCATTTTGTTCGCTGCTTGTGCAACGAACCCGACCGTTGCCGGTCGTATCTTTGTCAGTTTCAGGATCGTATCGACATCTCCGGTGTTCTTCGCCATATATCCAGGCGGAGCTTCGCCGTAGAGGCCTTCTAATCTCCCGAACATGCTCTGACCCTTGTAGGTTCCAGCGTCGATTTCCTTTTTCAGGTCGTCTGAAACGCTGTGTGCTACACGCCAACTGCCAACAGGTATGTCACGATCTCCAAGCTTTTCAGGTTGGCTCGTGATGTAACTCTCAACAACTCGTGCGTCGGCCAGTTTCTGGTGCTCGGTATCCGCCAGCTGCGAATGCTCCATATACCAATGTGCCGCGTCTGTCAAAACTTCCGGGGGCGCCCAATGGTTTTGGTCATCCAGCTGGTTCGGCGCATAAACAACCCCTTGCACCACGTTCCTTTTGTCAGGGGCATCGGCCATAAACAGCCCGAATTGATGCTCGTTATCAGATAACGTAGCGGACTTACTCATATTTGAACTTGTGCTATTTGTATCACCGGATGTTCCGGTCGGCCAGCCCAATTTCTTCGAGTAAGCAGCTAATTGTCCGGCTATCTTTGCTTTGTCTGCAGCCGGTATTCCCTGCGCCTGATCAAACCTTTCTTTCGCTGCGCGAATGGCGTCAGGAATAGCAAATAATACACCATCAATGACCGTAGCGATCGGGAATTTCATGTCGCTTGTTTTTCCGGTCCCTGGATCATATAGGAAGGCTCGCCCATATTTGCCCGTGTCAATCGTTCCGTCAGGCTTCTTAGCCCACGCTTTGAGTGTTTTGCGTGCCTGTCCTTCGTTCCAGCCAATATCTTCGTGCGCTAGTGGTAACGCTGCGGCTTTCGCCATGTCGATTGCCACGAACTGAGGCTCGATCCCACCAGCTAAAACTCCTTTTATTACCTTAATCTTACGAACGAGCTCCGAAGCGGCGAGGTTTACAGAGCCAGACTTAGCCATCTTCGTGAGGACTTTCGGATGTGGCAGCACAAAGTCTGCCATGATAGTGTCGCCTACGCCCTGGCCGAGCGCTATCGTGAGGTCCGGATCAAGGTTGTCAAGTTCTTGTGCGAGGTTGTCTTGCCATTCAAGGACTTCATTAGGTTTAGGTCCGCGAGCGTGGCCGTCTTTGCCCCTCAGCATATCCGGAACCTGATGCAGGATTGCTACGTCAGACCGCTTCAATCCTAGCGGCGCGAGGTAATTCGTATCGAACATCGCTCCCGCGACGCCTACCATTGGTTTGCCGCGTTTTAGCTCAGTCTCATCCGGCGAACCTTCAACGAATGCTATGAGTGGCTGTCCTTCTTTTAGGACTGGTATTTGCGGTTCCACGGCGCTCTTGTGCATATCGTTCCAGCCGAGCCGCTTTGAATAACCTGCCAGGACTGAGGCGATTCGAGCTTTAGCAGCGGCAGGAATACTGCTTCCAAGCAAGCGCCCTTTTGCCGCTCGAATCGCATTCGGCACCGCAGTAAGTGTCCCGTTTATAACTGTCGCTATGGGGAATTTGTATGACGTCAGTAAAGTTGACGGGGTGCCGTGAAACAAGAAGCCCTGTCCGTACTTGGCCGTATCAACTGTTCCATCTGGTTTTGTAGCCCATTTCCGAAGTGCGGCTCTTGCGGCACCCTCATCCCACGTAGTTCCTGCCGAGGCCATTGGCATACCTGCTTTGGCTAACGGCAGATTCACCTCTTTTGGATTGGTGAACATTGGAGAAAGCGGCATACGGTTGCTGATCCGCAAGCCACGCTTTTTCATTTCGTTGTAAATGTTCTCGCCTGGCGTGACGAATGCGTGCGCTGGCTGATCCATTCGGATTGCGTCGCCGAACCATTCGTTATAGGCTCCCCACGCCTTAGCGAGTTGTGCGTCCGAAAACTTACCGAGGACGGCTGGTGTGACGCTCACTGAAGCAATGAGCGATTGATCCAGGGCGCCCTTCTCTAATTCTTGTTCTGAAATCGACATATCTTATGCCCTCCTCGTCTTAGTTCGTGCTGTTACCTTCTTTTTGGGTTTAGGTTTAGTAGGCGCCTGCGTCGGCTTGGCCAACGGCGGAGGCGCTGCAGCGGCGCGTGCCTGTGGTTCTGCCGCTGTGACTGTTGTGCCTGCGAGGTCCGCTGACGTCTCGTTAGTTGTCGGCCCTTCTACCCACGCTGCCTGCTGTGGTGTGGCTGCTGCTGCTGCTGCCATCGCTTCTTTAATGTGGTTGGCAATCTCGTTGTTCGCAGTTGTGTCCACGTGTGGCAGTCCCGCCTCGTCGAGTATTGCATTCAAGAGGTCGTCGTTGGGGAAAATCGCTGCGCTCGCCTTGACGAGGTTCGCCATCAACTTGCCGAGGTCATCAACCTCAGTCTTAGCGACGTTGCCGTGAACCAGTTTCGGAATGCCTGAAACTGCGCCGAAGTCGTTGTATTCGGCCAACTGCGTCATCGCCTGCTTGTTTATTGTTTCGCAGATAGCATCGCAGATTGATTCGATAAACATAACAAAGAAACTCGATTTATTGCTCGAGAGTGCGTAGGAACCTGGACCGCCTGTTGGAAGCAGCATAAAGTCAGCCTGCAGTCCTCGAGCGATCTCTGCCTGGTATCTTTGGATAGGCTGGATTGTAGGAAGTCCTGTTTGACGTGTGGTAAGTTGCTGGCCGCCGGTAAGACCTATCGCATACATCGGGACGCTGGTTGCTGGCCACACATCTGAAGGGATAACAAAGTTAGCGTCTTCATTTCTGCGAACGTTATCGGCAATGTCCTGATACTTCTTGAGCACTTTTCTGTTCTTAGAAAGCCAGTTCTCGGACGGGATTCGCACTTCTGGCAGTCCCGCTACGTTTCGCTCAATGCCGATAAGCTCGATAAGCTCGAGTTTGTGTTTCGCGTACCAAGCCATATAGACACCGCGCCACCAACTTTCACCTTCAGGGTTGTTCTTGGTGCTGTTGTGGCGGAAGTGAATGCACTTCTCTATCGGGATAGCGATAAATTCTGATGCAGGAATAAGCACTTGCTGTTTGAAGCCTGTGAGCTCCTGCGTCGTCGGGTCGAATGTCCACTGGTAAACGGTTTCTTGTGGCCTGAATCCCCACTTCTTCCAGCCTATGTGGCCGTCAGGGCGGCGCATCCAAACCATCTCAAACAAACCGAAGCCCATATCAGGATAGGTTAGGATCTCATTCAACTTCTCCTGCCACGACATATCGAGTGAATTGAAAATACAATCAGTAGCAAAGTCTGCGAAGGCCTTGTCGCCGCTAAGCGTTCCGGCAGGTTGTATGAAAAACTCGACCTGATGGATAGCCATCTTCGTAGCGTTGCCGACAGCCGCAACCGTGGCGTCGGTCCCCATCATAGTCTTATAGGTGCGAAGCCGTTGCTTGCGGTTCTGTAACTTAGGAAGCCACTCTTCTAAGATGAACCCATAAGCTTCTCGCAGTCCTGGCTTACCGATCTCAGCCATTGAACCGGCAGGCCGTCCGGCTCCTGGCGCTCGGCGTTTCGCCGGAGTCTTCTTGCCTGTAGCTTTTTTAGTAGGTGCCATTGTTAATCACAACTGGTCAATGTATTCGTAGGGTCCGCGCCCGTAGCTGACTCCTGGCATAATGCTTTTGTAAAGCCGGCGTGTCAGGGAAAAAGTGTAGACGCCGTATCTCATAGCGTCCATAAGATCATCGAAGCCTGCTTTCTTGTTCGGCAGTTCCATAACTCTACCCGCCTGATCCTTCGCTCGTTGGTAGCCGCCGATTTCAGAAAGGAAGTGGTCGCATTGAGTATGAATCTTGATACTATATTGCCTAACGGCGCCAATGCCGTCGAGGACATTCTTCTGCGCTGGCTGCGCGTTTAATCCGCCAATCTGCATCTCTTTGATGCTCGCAGGATTCGCCGAGTCACAATAAATAGGGATGTTTTCGGCTATGCCATTCGCGTTCAATTTGGACTTGATTGAATCAATGAAGTCTCGGTTAAGCTCCTCGCGCTGATACACCTCGTCAATGACGTAGAGGTCGTGGTTCTCATCGTCAATGCCCATCACGCAGAAGGCTGAAGGGTGCGAGTAACCGAAGTCAGCACCTCCGATGATCGTATCGAACTTCGTCTCTCTCGGCTCGAAGCCCCACGGCTCCCAGTTCTCATAGACCATCGCTCCGAGTTCACCCCAGAGTCCGAGCGTGTACACCTTGAATCGGTTCTTGTCCTTGATATTCTCAAGGGATTTCTTGTAAGCCTCATCAATAAACTCGTTGTCTTTATAGGTGTAGTGGCGAACGCTTGTGTCTTCATCTTCCAATGGTTGATCCTGTGCGTCAAAGAACAGTTCGTGCAACCAATGGTTCCGGTCGATAGGATTGAATGTTAAGATAAGTTGTCGGGATTGTCCTTCGGGAAGTTCACGGCCACGAAGGCGCATCCGGATCATCTCAAATTCTTCAAGTGAAAGCTCTGTCGGCTCCTCAATCCACATCCCTGAGATATCGGTAAGGGACTTGATTGAGGCTGCAACCTCACCGCCTTGAGAATCCACGATCGCCATTCCTTGTATGACTGATCCGTTCTCGAACGTGATCTTCATAGTGGTGTTGTTGGGATGATACGGGATCAGATTCTCATTCAAAATCTGAATGAGCATTCGGTAAGCCGTAACGCGCAACCGTGGCGACCACGCTCGCATTACGATCGTCATTGAATTAGGATACTTGAGCGACTTCATTATGACTTTCTGCGCCGCGGCGACTGACTTGCCAGCACCTGCACCGCCTTCGGCCACTAGATAGCGTCGCTTCTCTAAGAAAAATGGAAGAAAACTCTTTTGGGGAAAAGCACGAGGCCTTACTTCACGGCCAATGATCTCGGG